ATTTCATTTAACGTTGTTGGTATGCTTAACTTAACTTTCATATTAATATATAAACTTTTTTAATTTATTTTAGTAACTATAAGGTACAAAAAAACCCCTACATTTTTGCAAGGGTTATTTAAAATTTTTTCTTTATTTTAATTATTTAATTTAGATATATAATTTTCTATAAATTCTTTACCTTTATTATCTACATTGTAAACTGTAATATCAGTATCACCTAAAGTGTGACCGTTAGATGTAGCTCTAGACCAAGCCATTGCGAATTCAGTTGCTTGTTTGTTTGTTTGAAATTTTAATGTTGCATTCATAGTGTTATTGTTTTTGTTCCCTACAAAGATAAGCCTTTTTTTGAAATAACAAACATTTTATTAACTTTTTTTTTATTTTTTTTACAAAAGATTAAGATACGGTATATTTACCTCTATTTGGGTTTTGTAATTGAAAGCCTACTGCATAACGAACCGCATCTATTAAGTGGTTATATTTATCTATTGGCGTATTGCTCTTACGTTCTAACCAGCGGTAGTTGTTTAGCTCCTTAATTAAGTTAGTGCTATCTGGACTTACTATAATATCATAGTCCTGTAATAAGCTGATGCCATAAGTGACACTCCCTTGACCTTTTATACTTGGGCGTACATTACAACCCTTTGCTTTTATTTCGCTTAGTAGTCTAGGCTCTGCACTATCTCCAACGATTAAACCCTCTCTAGCGTGTTTTAAATTAAGTTGTGCTATTTGTGATGTGGTTAGTCTTTGCAAGTAGAAACATTCCTTTAAATATATTCGTTTGTTAGAACTGTCAATATTAACTTCAACCAATGTACTAGGGTCTGCTGCAAATCCATAATCTTGACCCCAAACGCTCGTGCCTATATGTTTAAATTCTCCTACACTCCAATTATTAAATATAACCCCTTCAGCTTTGTTTAACCACGCACCTAGCATTTGTTGTTTGTATTTCTCTGGTCGTCTTATCTTCATTTGTTCTATTTGGTCAATATAGCTTTTAGATAAGTTGTCTATATTGTCTTGGTACGTTGTGTGTATGTAAGTTGTGTTTTCTTTAATTGTATTGCTACCCTCTTGCACCCCTCTGTCCTCAAAGAAACGTCTGTATATAAAATGCTCTTTTGTAGTTGGGTTTAGTATTAATATAATTCTGTTTGGTTTGCCTTGTTGTCTTACTGACAAATCAATAGTATCAAACTTTTGTTCATCTACTAATTCCTCTGCTTCATCTACAACCCAAGTAGTAATACCTTGTAAAGATTTAAGGTTTGCTGTTTGGTCACCGCTTGAAGTTTTAATACCTCTGAATATTATTTTACTACCAGTCTTTTTATTTAGTATCTCATCTTTGGTAATGTGAAAGTCTGCTATTGAGCCAAACTGTTCTAGCTTGTCTATAAACTCTGGAATGATTGATATGTATGCTGAGGTTAATGTGTAACGTGTAAACAGTATCGTGTGTCCTTGTTCGTATGTTAGCATCACTAAAAGGGCGTTTACCGAAAAAGACTTTCCAGAACCACGCCCACCACTCACTATAAAATACCTACTGTCATTTTTAACAATAGGCATATATTTCTTTTTAACTTTAATCAACGAACTTTATTAAATCTCTAAAATTAATATTTAAACCCTCACTAGAGTTAATATCAACACTTTCCTTAGGTTTGCCATAACGATAGCTTAAATATAGCTGTACGGCTCTCATATCGCCTTTAGCTACTAACTCCCCTAATTTACTTATAGCCTCGTCTTTGTCTATTATAGCATCTAAGCGTTCTATTAGTTTCATCTCGTCTGCCTTTGGTTTACGTCCAGCACCTTGTCTAGCTCCTCCGTGTTTATCACTCATAGTTTTAAATCTTGATATATCTTGTTTAATCAACTTATTAATATATAAACAGAATTATATTTTTTTAGAACATTCTTATTTGTGCTTTGTGTTGCTCTATTCTTTTTATTGCTGCATCGTAATACTCTTTGTCTAATTCACAAGCTGTTAAATCATATCCTAAATTATGACAGGCTAAAGCTATACTTCCAGAACCCAAATGTGTATCTAAAATCTTATCGCCTTCTTTTGCATTATTAATTAATAGCCACTCATATAATTCAACTGGTTTTTGTGTTGGGTGTATTTTACCCCTTTCTTTTAAAACACTTAAAGACCACATTTTTGCTGGTTTTTGTATGCTACTCCAAGCGTATTCTATCATTGCTAAACTAAAATCGTGTGGTTGCTTTTTATCCCATATAAAAAAACCTTGTGATTGCGGTAAATCAAAATAGTTACCCCCCCATATAATTTGATGCTTACTAACTCTAAATAATTCAGCAAAATATTTTTTGTTTGGTATATTGTTATCCCATTCTTTTTTAGTGTACTGTTGTCTTACTGGGTTTTTACTAATTCCAATCCCATAAGGCGGGTCTACAATAGCAAGGTCAAAGTAGTTATCTTCATACCTTGCCATTAGTTCCATATTGTCTTCGTTTGTTATTAGCACAATACAGGGTTTTTAACTCTTTTGTTTAATGTAGCACCTTTTATTTCTGGTATTGTCTTTCGCTTTACTCTAGTCTTTATTAATGCATTAAAGGGGTCTAGTCGTGTTTGTTTAAATTCTTCTACTGTTTCTATGTCCCAGCCTGTTAAGATGTCTATAACGTCTTGTATTTCTTTTATAGTTTTGTTTGTTGTTTTTCTTTTTATTTCTTTTTTTATTTTGTCTTGTTCTGAATTAAAAAATGGTTTAGATAATACTAGGTTTAGTTCTCTTATTATCTCATCGTGTTTCCTTTTGTCTTGAATTGTTATTACATCTATGCTATTAACGTGGTGCAATATGTTACAGTGACTTTTTTTTATTACATCACCTACTTCTCTAAATGTAGCTCCACTTTCGTAGGCTAGTTTACTAAATACCTTTTTAGCATAAGAGTAATTCCTTTGTCTTGTGTTTACTGATATATCTAAATTGAATTTTTTATTTACAGCTTCTTTTATCGTTTCTAGTTTCATATTTGTTTTTAGTTAAATTCTGCGTGTTCTAAACACTCACTACATAAATCTGTTTCATACCACTGTGAAGCACCACAGCAATTAGAGCTTGTGTATTCTTCTGTATGTGGATTGTCTATTGCGTATTGTACTATTTGTTTTGGTGTTTTCATTTTGTCTATATTTTATTGTCTATAACTTCTATTAAGTGTCTAAGGTCTGAGCGTTCCCATTCTCCTAGTTTAACTCCGTTTATATTAAATTTATAATAGTCTTTTCGGTCTGCTTTTTTTACTTCTATATTTACGTACATATTAATCAATTTTAGTGAATTCTGCTGTTTGGTTTTTATTATGTTCTTCTTTGTTTTCAAAGTAGTTATCAACAAGTGCGTCAATCATTACTAGCTCATCAATACTAGCTGTTTTTATTTTGTGCATTAAGCTGTCTATTTTGTTTAGTACGTTAGTACACATTTCTGGGTTATTATGATATACAGTATTAAAACCCTCTTGGTATATTCGTTCAAGTATCTTTGATGTTTTATTAACTTGTAGCTTTACGTTTTGTTTAAACGCTTTACTGCCTTTTAAATCATCGTTAGCTTCTAGTAGTAATTGGCTTATTAACACGCATTTTAAATAAGCTAAGTGCCTGTCGTTTATTGGTTCGTCATAAACTCCTCTTACTTGTTCTTGGTGTTCTAGTTCTTTTTGTTCCATTTGTTTATAATATTCTATTTGTTTTTTTCTATCCATTGTTGCTGCTGCTCTCTTAGGTATTCAATCTCACGCCTTAAATAATCCGCTGCCTTTTCTAAGTCTTTTAATTCATCGTCTTTTTTTCCACTCCTGCAAATATACTTAATTATATTCCCTCTGTTGAAGTTTAGCTCGTAATCTTTTATAAAGTCTATAACGTCATAGCCTTTACCGTTTTCGTAATGTAAATAAGTTGCTCTCATAGTTTTATTTTATTTAATTCGTTTTGATATGCTTGTGCTGCTTCTTTTTCATCTGTAAAATATCCAAGATGTTTTAGCTTACCTTGTGTGTGTATCGTAGCCCTCCATTTTTTAGAGGTTTTACTCCAAGAAACCCCTACGTAACGTGACGAGCCTCTCTTTGTATCTTTTATTGTGTTTTCTCTATTTGAAATTAACTGTAAATTATATAACTTGTCATTTTCTTTATCGTT